TCAATGAAAGAAGTTGATTTAGGAAATCAACCAACAGCATATGAAGCATATCTTTATTTAATTAAAGATTTGGAATCTGGTAAAATGTACTTAGGGGTACACAAACTTAATGATAAATTATATTGGACTTCTATGAAACATTTAGAAGGATTAAGAATTCTTCAAGGTGATGAAAAACGTATTCAATATAAAATATTAGAATATGGTGAGTATTCTACTATGAAAAACAAAGAAGCTGATGAAATAGATAAGCATGATGCGGTTCGTTCTCCTGATTTTTGGAATCAAATGTATGGTTCATATCACAAAGAAAAAATGAGACTTTCATTAGTTAAAAAGATTGTATCTAATATAGAGAATGGTGTATATTCTATTACAACTGAAAATGTATCTGATTTGGTTAAAATACCAACTTGGCAAGTTAGAGAAGGGGAATATGTTCCTGGTTTACTTAAATATATAAAATCTAAAATCAACGAAGTTAGTGGTAGTACTAAAAATTGTAATCCAATTGTTATATTAGAAGATAGGTTAAATGAGAAACTATATAGAGAAACTGATTTACGGATTGATGGAGCACATACACTAAAAGGTGCTCATAGTTGTGGTTCACTTACAATAAAAGTAATCAGAATACCTAAAGAGGTACATGCTGATTTATCGGCTAGTGAGATTGAGATGATTGCAACTTTACTTAATAAAGATGAAGAAGTTAGAAAAGAACCAAATAGTAAAGAAACTTTAGCAAAAACGATATTCGGATTTTGGCTAAGAAGTAGATTAGAAATAGATTCAGACCAGAATATTGAATTTCTAAAAGATTCTGGTAAAGATTCTCCTGAAAGAAAAGATATCTTTAAAAAAGCTGAAGAACTTAAAAAATCATATTTGTATGAAACTCTTCAAAATGTAGTATTGATTGAGTATCAAGAAGCAGATAAAGAGATTCTTACTAAAGCTGTAACTGAAAGTACAACTGATATTACTTTAGCTATATCCCAATCATCATCTTCACTTCGTTGGGATAGAGCATGTGAGAAACTACAAGATGATAAACAGGGTAGAAAACACCTTGCTTATTACGTTTATCATTCATCCTTTGTTGCAGCTGAAGAACTATGGGTAGATGAAGAGATGAAATTAAGAGAAAGATTAGATTATTGGTTAACATCAAAGGGATATACTTACGAAATAATAGAAATGCCTTATAAAAGAGAAAAGGTTATACTTTAATGAGTTTTTGGGAAACAAAAGTAGATTATAAAGATGCTAGAAAAGTGTTGGTGATTCCAAATATCACCAATGCTTCTAACATTGAAAAAGATTCGTTTGTGGATGTATTGTACAACCACATCATCGCATTGGATAATGTTGGTGAATATTTTTGGCATGTCATTCTACCAAAGCCAGTTAAGAAACTAAACTTAGAAAACGTAAAACAACATATCGCACCATTTAGTGGTGATATGATGAATCAACGTTCTTTCCCACCATTGGATTTAATTAAGATAATGAAGAATACAGAATACGATGTTATCTATTCTCATTTACCTGATTGGGTTCAGACTGGTAGGTATAAAAATTCCATTGATACTAAAATCATAGGTTATTGTCATTGGTGGGAATCTAAAACTGCTAATGGGGTTGATAGAAGACCAGGTAAAGCTAAATGGTTATGGTTACCAATAGAATTATTGGGTGTATCTCAGATGGATACTTGTTATGTTAATACGCAAGACCAGAAGAGTAGAATCTTAGAACAAGCTAAAGATATATTCAATGATGATTTCGTACAGAAGTTAGATAATATTCTTACTGTTTGGAATTTAGGATTACCTAAGAAGTTGATAGTTGAGAAACCATCAAAAGAAAAAAGAAATATAATTGTATTCAATCATAGGGCAGCTGCATACAAAGGTTACCCTCGATTTATAGAATTGATGAGAGAATATAGAAAGAGAAGAGATGATTTTACTGTTTGGGTGCCGCAATTAGCTGGTAAATCACCTGAGAATTGGATTGATAATTCCAAATCACCCAAACATGAATATTATCAAAGGTTACAACAATGTAAAGTTGGTGTACAAATGAGACAAACCAATTATGGTTGGAGTGTTAGTGGTACTGATTGTTTAATGAATGGTACTCCTATGATATGGCAAGAATCTGATTGTTATAGAGAAATAGACCCAAATGGTATGTTCTTCAAAAAGAAAACAGAATTCTTTGATTACTTAGATAAAATGCTAGATGATGATTTATTCAGATTCGCACAGGAATTTAGAAGTATTGAGAGAGCTAAGGAGTTATCAGATAACGAAGATAAAATGATTGTTAAATTAAACGAAAAACTTAAATAATTTGTATCAAAACGTATATTATCAAAGAGAAAAGAATTTAGTACACCTATGGGATGATAAGCAAGGATATCGTTCCTTTCCTTATACTCGTTATGCTTATGAGAAAGCTGATAGGGGAGAAGCTGTTTCATTGTTTGGAGATAGATTAACTAAAATTTATAAGTACTCTAAAGATGACCCGGATTTATTTGAATCTGATGTACCTGAAACGACTAGAGTTTTAGTGGATACATACACCGATTCAGATGACCCATCAGAGGGGCATGTAATTCTTACATATGATATTGAGTGTGAGATGGAAAGTGGTTTACCAAATCCCGAAGAAGCTAAAAATGAATTGACTTCTATCGCTTTGCATGATTCTGCTACTAAACAAGCTTGGGTATTGGTGATGGATAAGAAGGGGGAGATGATAGAAAAAACTACTGATAAGTGTATCGTTCTTCCATTTAGAGATGAAAGGGATATGTTAGAAAAGTATTTAGAACTTTATGAATACATAAACCCATCTATCGTTACTGGTTGGAATATTGATTATTTCGATACACCAATGTTATACAACAGAATCAAAAGATTATTAGGTGAAAGACAAGCAAATAGATTATCACCAATTGGTAAATGTTTCTGGTCACCTTATCGTAAGAGATACTTTATGGCTGGTGTATCTTATTTAGATTACTTAGCACTTTATAAAAACTTTACCTACTCGGAATTAGATAACTATCGATTAGATTCAATTGCACAAAAAGAATTGGGTAGGGGTAAAATAGAATATGAAGGAAACTTAGACCAGTTATTTGCAACTGATATTGATAAATTTATTGAGTATAACTTAGTGGATGTTGAGTTGGTTGTTGATATGGATACAAAATTACAATTCATTGATACTGCAAGGGGTATCTGTCACGCTGGACATGTACCATATGAGGATTTTGTTTACTCATCAAAGTATTTAGAGGGAGCAATGTTAACTTATCTAAAACGAAGAAACATTGTAGCACCCAACAAACCTGCTGATAGACAGGAAAGAATGCAGGCGATTAGAGATAACAATGAAGAAAAGTTTATTGGAGCATATGTAAAAGCACCAATTGTTGGAAAGTATGATTGGATATATGATTTGGATTTAACATCACTATATCCATCAATCATTATGAGTATCAATATATCACCTGAAACCAAAATTGGTAAGATTAAAGATTGGGATGCACAATCCTATTTAAAAGGTGAAAGAGATTATTGGTATATCGGTGAAGATAAAATAACTAATGATAATCTAAAAAAATATTTAGAACAATCTAAATTCTCAGTTGCATCAAATGGTGTATTATATACGCAAGATAAAGTTGGATGTATACCTGATATATTAGATACCTGGTTTAAACAAAGGGTAGAGTTCAGAAAATTAGAAAAAAAATATGGAGATAGTGGAGACAAAGAAAAATACGCTTTCTATAAAAAACGTCAGTTGGTTCAGAAGATTTTACTTAACTCTTTATATGGTGTGCTTGGCCTTCCTGCCTTTCGGTTCTATGATGTTGATAATGCTACGGCTGTTACCACAACGGGACAGACAGTTATTAAGAAAACTGCTGATATGGCTAACATCAAGTACAATAAGGAGCTTAATACTCCTGATGGTGACTCTAATATATACATTGATACTGATTCTGTATTTTTCTCAGCAGTTCCTTTAATGGATAAACGATATCCTAATTGGAAAGATAATGAACAGGATACTATTGCTGGTTATGTAAATGAGATAGCAGGTGAGATGCAAGATTATCTAAATAATTTTTATGATATATTATCTGAAAAGGTATTTAATGTAGATAGAACTAAACACCGATTTGAAATTAAAAAAGAATATGTATCTAAATCAGGTATTTGGATTGCAAAGAAAAGATATGCACAATGGATTGTATCCGATAATGGTGTTCCCGTTGATAAGTTGGATGTAAAGGGATTAGATGTTGTACGTTCATCATATCCAGCTGCATTTAGAAAGTTTATGAGTGAAGTACTTATTGAAATTCTAAGAGGAGATACAGAAGAACAACTTACAGATAAGGTTCATGCGTTTAAAAAAGATTTGGTTAATATGGATGTAACTTCTATAGCAAAAGCTGGAGCAGTTAAGAATCTAAATAAATATAAACCAAAGGGTAAACAAAGTGCTATGTTTAGATTTATCAAAGGAACACCAGCGCACGTAAAAGCAGCAACTGCTTATAACCAACTACTATCTCATTTTAAAGTAGAAATGAAATATGAACCACTTAAAGGTGGTGATAAAATTAAATGGGTTTATTTAAAACAAAATCCATTTGGATTAGATGCGGTAGCATTCACTGGATACAATGACCCGAAAGAGATTAGAGATTTAGTAGAAACTTACATAGATTACGATAAGATATTTGAGAGAGAACTTTTGAAAAAGTTAGAAGATTTTTATGGAGCATTGGGTTGGGGAGATGTATTATCTTCTACAAAAACAGCTGAAAAGTTTTTCTCATTTTAATCCAAAATAATTTGGATATATCAAATATTTTTCGTATATTAGTAATATAAAATTGAAGTTATGGGTAGAGTATCTTTTTCTCAGTACAATATGTGGAATTCTTGTCCACAACAATACAAACTAAATTATATTGATAAGTTAGGTGAAAGTTCAGGTAACATTCACACAATCTTTGGTACGGCTATGCACGAAACAATCCAACACTTTTTGGATGTGATGTATAATGTAACAAAGAAACAAGCTATGTCCATTGATTTGGATTTGTTACTGAAGGATAAACTCATAGAAGCATTTACCAAAGAAAAGGAAAAGCAGGGTGATAGGTTACCTACTACACAAAAAGAATTAGAAGAGTTCTTTGGTGATGGTAGACAGATTCTAAAGTTCTTCAAATCCAAATTAGCTAAATGGTATTCTAAGAAGAATCAAAAGTTGGAGGCAATCGAATTACCTCTCAATGCTGAGATTAAACCAAATGTACATTTCATCGGTTATGTTGATATTGTACTTAGAAATACATATGATAACTCTATTGTTATTATTGATTTGAAAACATCTACTAGAGGTTGGAACAAATACCAAAAAGCTGATAAGATAAAAACTTCTCAGATACTTTTATACAAAAAGATATATTCAGATAAGTACGGAGTACCTATGGATAAGATTAAAGTAGAGTTCCAAATACTTAAAAGAAAAATAAATGAGGATTATGAATTTCCTATTCCTCGTATATCATCATTTGTACCAGCAAATGGTAAACCTTCCATCAATAAAGCTTGGGGAGGGTTTATGAATTTCATCGAATCTGTATTTGATGAGGATGGTAAGCATATATTAAATGGTAATTACTTTACTAATAAAGGAAAACCATGCGATTGGTGTGAATTTAAACAAAGAGGTCTTTGTTCTGCATGGAGTTAATTTCTTTCCGTTTTTTATATTTATATATACTTATATACAAACATATAATAGGAGAGATTATGGCAGAAACAAAACTAACTACGGTTAAATTATTAAAAAACGTTTATTCAAAATTTAAAGGATTATCTTTTGAATCAGACATTACACTTCAAAAATTAGTAAACAGAGCAGTTGATAAGTATATCGAAGATTCTGAATTTAGAAGTGAGATTAACGAATACACTCTATTAGAAGCGAGTGGTTCACAATTTTAAAAACACAAAAAGTAAATGGCAAAAAAGAAAAAGATTCTTTTATTATCAGATGATTTAAGAATGACATCTGGTATAGCAACGGTATCTAATGAATTTGTAATGGGTTCAATGGATAGATTTGATTGGGTTCAATTAGGAGCAGCTGTTAAACATCCCGACCACGGAAAAGAAATAGATTTAGGTGAGGATGTTCGAAAGCAAACTGGAGTAAAAGATGCTTCACTTAAAATTATTCCTTGGAATGGTTATGGTGATGCTAATATACTCAGACAGCTTATAATGAGACACCAACCAGATGCAATCTTACACTTTACAGACCCGAGATATTGGAGATGGTTATACGATATGGAAGCGGAAGTTAGAGAAAATATTCCAATTCTATTTTATCATATATGGGATGATTTACCCGACCCAGAATATAATAGAAATTATTATGAAAGTTGTGATTGGTTGGGATGTATATCAAAACAAACTTATGGTATCGTAAGTAGGGTTGGTAAAATAAAAACTAAAACTAATATTCCACTTAAAGATTCGCAAGTATCTTATGTACCACATGGTATCAATCCAACTAAGTACAAAAAGGTAGATGTGCCTGAAAAATGGAAGCAGGTAGTATTGGGTGAAAAATGGGATAAGTATAACTTTGTTCTATTTTGGACTAATAGAAATATTAAACGTAAACAACCATCGGATGTTATTTGGGCATACAAAAAGTTCGTAGATGGTCTACCAAAAAAAGATAGAGAAAAATGTTTACTATTAATGCATACCGCACCAGTAGACCAAAATGGTACAGATTTATATGCAGTTAAAGAAAAGATTTGTCCTGATTACGATGTAAGATTTTCAACGGCTAGGATTTCAACTGAACAATTAAATTGGATTCATAACTTATCAGATTGTACAATCAATATCGCAGGTAACGAAGGATTTGGATTAACAACTGCTGAATCAGTTATGGCTGAAACACCAATCATTGTAAATGTAACAGGTGGAATGCAAGACCAATGTGGATTTAGAAAGAAATCAAATGGTAAATTATTCACTGCTGATGATTACAAACAAATCGGTTCACTTCATAGTTGGAGAGAATGGGAAGATAAGGTAACACATGGTGAATGGGTAAAACCCGTTTGGAGTAGAGCACAGACAATGTCAGGTTCAGTTCCTACACCTTATATAATCGATGATAAAGTTGATGTATATGAAGTAGCTGAAGCAATCAGATATTGGTATGATAAAACACCAAAACAAAGAGCAGAAGCTGGTAAGAAAGGAAGAGAAGCATTTTTAGGTGAAATGGGATTGAATACAGATAACCAAAACAAATGTATGGCTGATGGTATTGATAACGCAATCAAAAACTTTAAACCTAAAGAAAGATATAAATTATATAAATTAGCATAATGAACAAACCAACATTAATATATCAGGCGCCAGTAGCAACTAGAAGTGGTTATGGTGACCATTCAAGAGATATTTTGAAATCAATATTTAAATACGATAAGTTTGATGTTATTACTTTTCCAATGAGATGGGGTAATACTCCACAAAATCAAATAAATCCTACAACTGAGTTTGGTTCAAAACTTATATCAACTATAGGAAAGCAAGTAACAAAAGTACCAGATGTATTTGTACAAATGACTGTACCAAATGAGTTTGAAAAGAAAGGTAAATTCAGTATAGGAATTACGGCTGGTATTGAATCAACAATAGCTCCAAAGGAGTGGATTGATGGTTGTAATAAAATGGACTTGGTTATTGTTCCAACAGAGTTTTCTAAAAAGATACTACTGAGTACCATATATGATGAAACCGATAAGAGAACTAAACAAGTAGTTAGACAGCATAAAATTACTACACCGATTGAAGTATTGCATGAGGGAGTTGAATTAGAAACTTACTTAAATCCCCCAAAAGATGAAGTGGATGTTTTGGAAGGAATTGATTCGGATAATAACTTCTTATTTGTAGGACATTGGTTAAAAGGTGATTTGGGACATGATAGAAAGGATGTAGGTATGATGATAAAAACATTCTGTACAGTTTTCAAAGGATTACCAAAAGAAAAACAACCAGGTCTTATTCTAAAAACATCAATGGCAGGATTTTCGGTTACAGATAGAGAACAGATAGAAAAGAAGATTACTCAGATTACCAATATATTTGGTGAGAAGTGTCCACCAATACATTTATTATTTGGAGATTTAACTGAAAAACAAATGAGTTCTTTATATCATCATCCAAAAGTAAAAACAATGTTATCATTTACAAAAGGTGAAGGATATGGTAGACCACTTTGTGAGTTCTCACTTACAGGAAAACCAATCATAGTACCAAATTGGAGTGGACACGTTGATTTCTTACCAGATAGATTCACAGAATTATTGGAAGGTGAAATAAAAAACATACATGAATCAGCAGCAGACCAATTCTTACTAAAAGAAGCTAAATGGTTCTATGTGGATTATTCGAAAGCAGCTGCTAAGTTATTTGATGTAAATGATAAATATAAAAACTACTTATCTAAATCAAAAGGGTTGAGAGAAAATACTAAAAAGCATTTTGATTTAGAATCAATGCATAGTAAATTCGCTGATATTATGAAGAAGTATGTTACTATACCAGAATTTGTAGCATTAAAATTACCTGAAATCAAAAAGTTATAATGGCAAGTTACACAAGACAATACGAAACATTTTTAAAACCCGAATCAAGAGTTGGTAAAGCAAATATAAAAGGTGGTAACATTTACAGAATATCATCTTATGATGCGGTTACTAAAAGAGGCTCGGATACAAGATACATATTTGTTCTTGGTAGGATTGGTAGTAAAATCCATTGTATAAAAATTGGAGATGTTCTACCAAATGCATTTACAAAACTTATAAGAAAGTTAAGAAACAAAAATGTAGAAATAAAAGATGGTGTAAGACTAAGTGATTTACTCAAAAAGTTTGATGCAGATGGTTCTAATATATTCACTGGATATATAAAAAACAACGCATCAGTTTATTCATATAAGTTAGGAAACTATAGAACTTACTTTGTAGATAAGATATCTTATGTTAGTGAGATTAGATTTGAAACTGATTTTCTTAAAGAACTTTTCCAAGAAGGTAAAATGACTAAGCAAGAAAGACAAGATATTATTAATGATGAAGTAAGAAATACATTTACAGAAGATTTAGCAGATGAAGATTAGTTACGCAATAACAGTTTGTAATGAATTAGAAGAGATTACAAATCTACTTAACTTTCTACAAACAAATATAAAAGAAGAAGATGAAATCGTAATCCAATATGATGAAAGTGGAGTTACTGATGAGGTTTTAGATTATTTAAAGTTAATGGATAAAATGCATTCTAATCATAAAGTGATAGGATTTCCACTTAATAAAGATTTTGCATCATTTAAAAACAATCTTAAATCTCATTGTAGTAAAGATTATATATTTCAGATTGATGCAGATGAAATTCCACATGAATCTTTAGTAGAAGTTATCAATGAGGTATTGGATACTAATCCAGTTGATGTTATATTCTTACCAAGAGTAAATACAGTTGAAGGATTAGAACAATCTCATATTGATAAATGGAAATGGCAAGTAAATGATAAAGGGTGGGTAAATTTTCCTGATTATCAAACTCGTATCTACAAAAATACAGAGGATGTGACTTGGATGAATAAAGTACACGAAAGAATTACAGGATATAATACAGTATCTAACTTTCCACCTGAAGAACAATGGAGTTTGTATCATCATAAACAAATAGATAGACAAGAAAAACAAAACGAATTTTATGACACAATCTAATATTACTTTTGTATATGCATATGAAGAAGAGAATTGGTCAACACCAATGGCTCTTGCTAATGAGTTTATGAATCAAGGTTGGAATTGTGAAGTAGTTTCTATTGGTTCTAATAAAACTGGTGAGTATCACGATAGAAATCTAAGTGAGTGGTTGAAAAGTCAACCTGATACTGATATAGTTTTATTTATGGATTGGGGTAGATTTGATTCACCACTATTAGATAAGGTTCATTTACCAAATACCTTTTGGGTGCAAGAAAGTGGAGATGACCCACAAAACTTTGATAGAAACTTTCCTAAATCAGAAAGGTTTCATATAACTCTTTCACCAGATGCTGATTCAACAGAAGAATATAAAAACAGAGGTAGAGATGCATATTGGTTCACACACTTTGCAGATACATCAGTTCAGTTTCCAATTGAAGGACAAGCAGAATATGTTGCCGTTACAAGTAGAGGTATTGGTGGTTCTCAATTTTTAGATATGTTGACTCAACATGGAGGAGGTACAGTTGGAAATCAAAATGGAATGGAAGCACCTGAGCATACTGAGTTTCTTAACAAAGGATTAATGGTAGTACAACATAGTAGATGGGGTGAGGTAACTCGTAGAATCTTTGAAGGTATGGCTTGTGGTAAAATGGTTTTATGTGATAGATTAGAAAAATCTAAAAGGTTAGATGAACTATTTACTGATGGTGAAGATATTGTTTACTATGATGATATGATTGACTGTATTACTAAAATGAATAAGTATTCTGAAGATGATACTGAAAGAAATAGAATCGCAAAAAATGGTTATGATAAAGTACTTGAAAATCATACCCAAAAACAAAGAGTTGAGTTTATAATTGAAAAGTACGAAGAATGGAAAAACTCCCAATAAGTATAGGGATATTAGCTTGGAATAGTGGACAAACTTTAGTTAACACACTACACAGTTATTTCGAAAGAGAATTCTTACATCAAGTAAACGATGTATGTATTTTATTCCAAGAAGCATCAGAGCAAGATAAACAGATTGCAGAGCACTTCGGTATTCCATATATCGCATTAGATAGTAATATTGGAATAGGACAAGGATTTATACAATTAACTGAACAAGCTAAAACAGATAATGTTTTGGTATTGGAGCATGATTGGAAACTCATAGAAGATAAAGAAACTGCTAGAGTTAGATTAAAGAGTGGAGTTGATATGTTAAACAAAGGATACTCTTGTATTAGATATAGACACAGAGCTAATCCTGGTCATCCACATTTTTCATTTCAATATCAAGGTAGAGAATTAGATTATTACGATAAGGAGTTAGAAGCAACTTCACCACACCTCTTAGATTCAGTTCATTGGTGTGACCCATCCAAAAAATTTAATGATAAGATTCAAAAGGATGGTGAGTATTTTATTAGTACATCTCGTTGGGGTAACTGGACAAATAATCCTTGTTTGTATAAAAAGGATTTTTATTTAGAAACAGTTAAACAATTCGCAGGTGAAGGTATAGCATTAGAAGGCAACATTTCTAAATGGTGGGCACAACAAACTTATAAAGTTGCGCATGGTGAGGGATTATTCTCTCATAAAGATGAAGGTAAACATGGAAATTAAAACAAACAATAATATGAACGTAAATTTTAAACCTCTAGGTGATAGAGTATTAATCAAACCAACACAAAAGCAAGAAAAGAAATCAAAAGGTGGAATCATCTTAACTGATAGTATCTTAAAAGGACAAAAGGTTTTTGGTGAGGTGGTAGCAGTAGGTACAGGTATCTTTACTCAAAGTGGAGAATCTATCCCAATGATTGTAAGTGTAGGTGATAAGGTAATGTATAAGAAAGATATGGGTTCAGAGGATGTAACCATTAATGATGAAAAGTATTTACTATTTAGAGAACATGAATTATTGGGTATCTTAAATGAGTAAAATAAAACTAATCATATTCGATTTAGATGGTGTATTAGTAGAAGCTAAGAACATACACTACGAAGCACTTAATGAAGCATTAGGTGATAAGTATGCTATCAGTTGGAATGAACATTTATCGACTTACGATGGTTTAAAAACTACTCAGAAGTTAGATATGTTATCTGAAAAGAAAGGATTACCAACTGATTCTCATAGAGATATTTGGGAACACAAACAAGAACTTACATTGGAAAAGTTAAGAGCATTAGAACCAAATACAGGTCTAATACAATGTATGAGAAACTTAGTTAGTGAAGGTTATAAGATAGCAGTATGTTCAAACTCAATCAGAAAGACAGTTTTGACTGTACTTTCAAAGTTAGGTATTATGGAGTTTATGGATTTGGTAATATCTAATGAAGATGTAAAGAACTCAAAACCACATCCAGAGATGTATTGGAAAGCAATATCAATGATGAGTTGTTTACCTGAAGAAACTTTGATAGTTGAGGATTCACCATATGGATTACTTGCAGCAGCTCGTTCTAAATCACACATACTAAGAGTGAAGAATACCAAAGAAACAAATTATAGTAACATAGATAATAAATTAAAAGAAATAGAAATGGGAGAACAACAATCAACACCAGCATGGAGAGATGAAAATCTTACAGTATTGATTCCGATGGCTGGGGCAGGAAGTAGATTCCAACAAGCTGGATATACTTTTCCAAAACCATTAATTGATGTAAAGGGAAAACCTATGATTCAATTGGTAGTGGAAAATCTAAACATCAAAGCAAACTATGTTTACGTTGTACAAAAAGAACATAGAGAAAAGTATAACTTAGATACTTTATTAAATCTAATCACACCAAATTGTAAGATTGTAGAAGTTGATAAACTAACAGAAGGAGCAGCTTGTACGGCACTACTTGCTAAAGAGTACATCAATAAAGATACTCCACTATTCTTCGCTAACTCAGACCAATTTGTTGAGTGGGATTCAAATGAGTTTCTATACAAAATGAATGAAACAAATGCCGATGGCGGTATCGTATCATTTAGAGCAACACATCCTAAGTGGAGTTTCGCTAAGATAGATGAGCAAGGATTGGTAACTGAAGTTGCAGAAAAGAACCCAATCTCAGATATCGCTACAGTTGGATACTACTATTGGAAGAAGGGTTCTGATTTTGTAAAGTATGCTGAAGATATGATTGAGAAAGACATCAGAGTAAACAATGAGTTTTATGTTTGTCCTGTTTTCAATCAAGCAGTTGAAGATGGAAAAGAAATTCGTACCTTTGATATTCCTAAGATGTGGGGATTAGGTACACCAGAAGATTTAAAATACTATTTAGAAAATTATAAATAAAAACTATGAAAAAATTAATTCTACTATTACTATTAGTAACATCAACAATCTCAATGGCCCAAGAAAAAAGAATTGGGCTTGGTACTGA